GGGACCCTTCATCTCTGCCACCTTCCTGTCGGAATCGATAGCAACGATGAGATAGTCACCAAGAGACCTGGCATACTTCAGGAGTTCGATGTGCCCTGGATGGAGCACATCAAAACATCCATTTACAAAAGAGATTTTCATTCGTTGGGTACATAAACAAGTTTCTGAATCTCTGGGAGATACAGATATTCAATGTCACTATTGGTGAGAGTCTTTACAGCATCTTCAATAGTTTCAACTAGAGGTTCTCCTCCGAGGTTAAATGAGGTGTTGAACAAGATGGGAACTTCGCTCAACTTCTCGAAAGCATCAATGAGATTATAGTAATGCTCATTTTGCTCTGGGGTTACAGTCTGAATTCTGCAAGTGTTGTCAACATGGATGACAGAAGGGATCTTCTCTTCTACGCCATCATGACACTTGACAGCATACATCATGTGGGGAGTTTCTTCACGGCCAGCAAGGTCGAACCAGTCATGAACTGCTTCTTTCTTGATAGAGCAGGCAAATGGTCTGAACCATTCACGGCGCTTGACAGTGTTGACAAAATCTTTTCCGTCCTTGATCGTGGGATCAAAAAGGATAGATCTGTTACCGAGAGCACGAGGACCACCTTCAGAGCGACCTTGGTAGATAGTCACGATATTACCATCACGGATGAGTTGTGCGACATCACCGTAAGAAGTATCGCTAACTTCGAGATCACCAAGATCAGATTCATATGTAGAAGGATCATACTGTGGTCCATAGTAAACAGATTCCTGCTTACCAGACGATTTCTTGATTTCATTGAGTTGGTGCCAAACCCATTTAGCACCACCGATTGAAGTACCACCATCGTGAGAAATTGGCTCACAGTAGATGTTCAGATCAGGGAACTCTTTCCAATACTTGTAGTTTGCAACGCAGTTGAGACCGTAACCACCGCAAATAACAATATTAGTTTTACCAGTCAATTCGTGTGCTCTACGAATCAAGGTGACCATTCTTTCTGATGTTTCTTTCTGAATCTTGTAAGCAAGATCTTTTTGAACTTCAGTAAAATCACCTTCTTTGTGGCGAGTGACATCATCCCTCAAGATGTCATAACGTTGCCAATTAATTTGAGCAGCATTAGGGTAAGTTGGAATAATTAATTCACGATTTCCCCACTCGCCAGTCGAATCAAAGAACGATGGTAGTTCATCATTCTCTTTACCATAAGGAGACAGTCCCATGAGCTTACCCGCTTCGATAGCAGGGAATCCGCAGTATTGTGTTACTGCCTCATACATTTTGGTATGACCAGGATACTCGGTTACATAAACACTATCCTGTTTAAACATACCGCAGGGTTGTCTGGTTCCAATATGCTTCCAGACAGTATCAAATTTACTCTCATAATCAACGTCAAAGATAGTTTCAAACTCGTACCCAACATCTCCGATAGGTTCTCCTAGTTCCAAGAAACTACCAGCTCCATCAGCAATCACACACGCCGCTTCGTCAAATCCAGAGTTATAGAATCCACACGCAGCGTGCATTTCATGATGAATATTATCAATGAAATGAGTTTTGAACTCAAACTTTTTACGAGCAATCTTTCTCACTAATGTCTCGTAAATATCATCACCTGTCCAGTCAGCAACAGGTCCATGACGATGAGTATGGCAGACCACCAAATGATCAATGGTGTCTGTGTATTCAAACGCTTTCAGAATACCCATCAAAGGTGTTCCGTCATACTTGAATCTAGAAAGTCTTTCTTCTTCTAGATAAAAAACCACTTCACCATCTTTCAGCAAAGTCGTACTGCCATTGTGTCCTCTGGCAATAGCGAGAATAGTTGTCATTTTAATACCTCAATTATTTTGCAATCTTAACGGAATTTGAAAACCCTGATGGTTTTGATGCTATGGCATCCTGTGTCACTTGCATGTCACTAAAGATGTTTGGTTTCTCCTTTTTTGGTTCTGCTTGTTGAACTGGTGCTTGTGGCATATCACATCCTTGAGGGCCACAACCCCATTCTTGAGGAAGAATTACTTCTTGCTCTGGTTTGCGATAGTATTTGTTCATCAACTTATCAACAGACTTCAGAATGACTTCTTCAATTTTGTCATTCATAGCCATTATACCATCATTTGCTCTGTGGGATTCATCGTCCATAGAAACGCGAATGGGATCATAAATTCTTTGACCCTCTCCCATGTCCAGAATATCAAATTTTTCCCAGTCTGGATATGAAATGTTTTCAGCAAAAGTAGATCCAACCACAACAACTGCTGGTTTGTTCATTGATTTAGCAATGTGTTGTCCTACAGAATCACAGCCAAGGACTAGATCTGCTTCTCTGATAATACCTGCCCAAGTACGAAGATCTACCTGTTGAGACGCAGGAATCGAAACAGTATCTTTCAGTCCCAGTCCTTCTACATCTAGAGGAAGTTCACTAAACCAGATAACAGAATACTTCTTCTGTAGTCTCCTTACAATACTAACTGCATTGTAGTATTCAAAACTTCTACCCGAAGAGTCGTAGATTAAATTACCTTGTGCTGTTACTCCTCTACCAAATGGTTGGAAAACAACAGTCTTTTTCTTATTGGTCCTAGCACGAACCTCGGCAACAATCATCTTGCCGCGCACAGATTCTTCTCTAGTTAATTTAATCGTAGGATCAGGAAGATCTCTAATCCCTTTATTGTTGATTGCAATGTCAAATGCTTGTGACAGATTGCACTTTTGGTTATAATACTCCCAGACACGATATGGTTCTGGAGTGCAAATGTCCGTATCCTTCAGTTTATCCTGAAACAAATTCTTATGCCAGTGATCATAAACCTTGCTGTATAGAGTAGGATGTCCTCTGAAGAAGTCACTTCCCCCCTCGCAAACAATTACGAAGTCTTCGTCTGGATGGTCTTCTTGATACTTCTCTAAAGCAGGAATTGAACAAATCACACGACCCGCACCGCCGTTGATAAAAAATGATTTTGGTCTCATAAAATCAATCTCTAATGATTTAAGTACCTTTATTTAGGCATGAAAAAAGGGGCGGTTTCCCCGCCCCTTCTGGATTCTTTAGTTATCAACCAGCACCTACATCAGCGCGCGCTACTGCCTGTTCATCTGCAGGACCAGGATCGTCAATGGGCCATGATGGGAAAGGAATCTTCATCTGATGAACTCCTTCAAATCTAGTGTATAGATTTTGAAGTTCGGTGATGTATGCATTGATAGCAGTTGTTTGCTCTTCAGTTACTTCATTATCAGGATCAGTAATATATCCTTGAGCCTCGACAATCAGAGCGTCTCTCATTTCAATGTGTTCTTCCATGGACTTACCTTTTGCAAAAGGAATTTCATCAATCAACCATGTTTCAGTTTCAAAATCATATTTGATCTTATCATTATGTACATCATATACATCATTTAAAGGAAGAGGATCTGGATCGGTGTGATAAGGTTCTGTCTCACCATCTAGCGTGTAAGAAACAGTTCCCCAATCATCGGAAGATGTATCTTGACCCGTGCAGATAGCGGCGATGATAGTATCGTCATTACTAGTAGTACAATCAAGTACAATAGCTCTGCGCGAGAGACCTGCTCTAATATCCATTGCATCTCTATTTTCCTGCTTTCCATTCCATGGATGGAATCCCTCGTCAGGATGTAAAACACCATCATCTGAACCTACAAATACAAATCCCTTTGCAGGTCCGTTATAAATTGCGGTGGCGGTATTGCCATTTACAGCAGTTGTCCCATAGTAAGAGTCGGGCAACTTATAAGTATATGCTTTAGAAATTTGTGCCATGACGTTTGTACTTTCCTTGAATAATTGTATTTATAGAATAAAGGATGAGATGAACAGTTTTCGGATTACCGTATCACTTGTAGCTGATTCTGATCATGCCACCATGACCACCTGATCCACATACTGGACCGTTTTCGCAAGTAGATGCTGTGACACCACCGAAACCAGGAATAGAAGTAGCATGACAGAAGTTACCTTGTCCGAAACCAACTAGAGATTTGGCACGGCACCACTCGCAATAGTGGCAATTGCAGTGACCACAATGATGTCTATCAGATACATATCCACCTTGGGAACTTGCTAGACCACCAGGGTATGGGAAGAAGATTTTGTTGTGGCATCTGTTACCATAACAGATTGCATAGTATGCTCCAGGTAGACCAACCGAACCACCATCAGCACCATAGAAAATAGCACAGCAACCATACTGACATTCGGATTCATTTCTTCTTGGTGTCAACCAAGTGCAACCTTGAAGTTGGCAGTAGTTGCAACCACCAAAACCACCATCAGCACAAAAATTAGTAAGACCAAAACCAGTGATATAAGTCTTGCATCCTCTACGTCCAGATTTAGATGCAGTTCTACAAGTTGCTGATGCAACACACAGTTGATATTGACATCCAGCGACTACTTCAGATCCCTTGAGAATCTTATATGCATATGCTCCAGCACCACCACCAGGACCATGAGAACAGCAGCAAGATACTGCTCCTCCTCCACCACCACCCCAGAGCTCGAAGAGAATCTGGGTAGCGCCAGTAGGAACTGTCCAGTCGGGATAATACGTATAGTGATAACTATCGATATCACTTATAGGCGTATCATAACCCTGTGACATATATGCACCAGGAGTAAAATACTGAACGTTATAATCCTCTAAAGGATATGTGGGTAGAAGTGTATCTGGATCGTAACCTGAAGCCGCAGCATCGGAGGTCACTACACCTAATAAGTCTCGTAAGTTAGTAGCCATTGTTGTTTATCCTATTAATTACACATATGTAGTGAACAGTCTGCATTGACACCCATCCAGCAAGAGCAATACGTGATGCGGATCATACCGCCAGATCCTGGGGTTCCACATTGACACGAAGATCCACAAGTAATAGCGGATGCGTTGCCGAAACCAGGAATACCAGAAGAGTAACAGTTTGGCCAACCAGAGTATGGCAAACTGATAAAGCAATGGTTTTGCTCTCCACAAGTAACACGGGTGCAATAGTGTGTAGTAGACCAACCACCACTATGATCAACAATTCTTGGTGGATATGGTAGCATTGCTTTAACAGCGCATTGCTCCGAGCAGTAGTTTCTGATGAATCCTGCTCTACCTGCGATGTTCAAATCTCCACCATATGCTGGGGGACCATATCCAAGGCAATTACCATCAGAGCAGAAATCAATTCTATCCTTACTGTAGCAGGCAGAGTTTGACCAGATGCCGCAGCAAGTACAACCTCCATATCCTCCTTCTGCACAGAAGTTAGACAGTCCAGGACCAGTGATGTAAGTATGGCAACCTCTAACACCACGGAAGCTATTTGAGTTACTTGTTGCAGTTCCAACACACAGTTGATAGCAGTAACCACCTTCGACTTCTGGATAAGTCAGAGTCTTACGTGAATAAGCACCAGTGGTGCCAGGAATGCCATTCATGCAGCAGCAAGCACCAGCGCCTGCACCACCACCACCCCAGATCTCGAACGTTACTTTTGTAACGCCGCAGGGAACACACCAGTTACAGATACAATTGTTTGTAGCACAGTTGCAGCAACATGATCTGTGGTTTGCTGCAAAAATAAAGACTTTGCCGTCATGAATTGGTTCTACTGTTGTGCCAAGAGCACCAACCGAAGACCTAAATTCTTTTCCCAATAGATTCCTAATGCCAGCCATTTATCAACCTCCTGTAGTAGATGGGTATAGAGTGAATCTAACTGCACCAGTAGCGCCAGTGCCACCGCAGGAGCAGTGATAACAACATCCGAGGTATCCTTGACCGCCTCCCATTCCAGGAGGACCACCCCATCCACATGTGGCAGATCCTAAACCAGGGAAAATACCACCACTACTATTTGCTCTATCACAATCAACACATCTGTAGTGATTAGGATCTAGATAGCAGTCATCACACATGAAACCATTAACCATGTATCCACCAAATCTACCAATCAAACCGCCAGGTAAAGGGGTGTAAGTCTTCTTACCACCAATCTTACGGCAGCAGCAGTCGGAGACAACATAAGAAGCTGTAATACCATTATAGCAAATGCCAAGGGCTTCTTTTGCGTCTCTATCTGCTTTGTTGAAAGGAGCATTTTCTGTTTCGTGCCAGCAGCAATATGCTGGTGTACATCCACAGTTGCTACAGCAGTTGTTACCGATTACGGTGTTACAACCATAACGAGAGTTGTTAAATACGGAGCAAACACCTTCGTACTTACCGCCATATCCACCTTCGGCACAGAATCCAGATAGTCCAGGACCTTGAACATAGGTCTTACAACCCATACACCCACCATGACAAGCTGCACAGCAGTTTGCCATGCCAACACACATTACATAGCACTGATTGTTAAAATTGGCAATGTTTAACTCATCTGCACAAAGGATTCTACTGTTGTATTCTCCAGAATATCCAGGAACACCAGTAGAAGTACAGCGAGGAGCCCCGCCCATTCCACCACCACCCCAAATTTCTACACGCATTTTAGTTGCGTCTAGTGGGGGTACACACCAGCATAGTCTCTGACTTTCATAAGTGTCGCAACCGTTTCCTTGAGCACATGCGACACCTCTAAAGGTAAACATGACTCCTGGTTGACCGAACGCGGTAATGGGAGGAAGGTCCTCAATACTCGCGTAATCTAGTAAATCTCTTAAACTTGACATTTGTCTATCCCTCCGTATTCAGGTGAATCAGTTTGAAAGGATCGACCAACCGTAACTGGTTCCTGTGTAGTACAATTCGAGTGATGTATTTTTAATGTCAATATCCAAATCGTCTTCGATGTTAGCGATCTTTTGACCGTTTCTTGCGATAGTAACTTTAGTGGTGCCAGCGGTTCCAGCAGCGTCAATAAAGTTAAGTCTGTCGCCAGGTCTTGGATTCAACGGAAGAGTTACAGTAAATTCAGTTCCACCCGAAGTATCTAGAAGAAGAATTTCTCCAGATGCTGCTTGGTGTGCCGAGTTTACTGCTACGGTTGCTCTTGATTCTGTTGGTGAACTAATAAAACGTCCCATTGGTTTTTATGCTCCTTTATACTTGTTATTTATCAAACAGTAGATTCTTCGACGCCATATACTGCAACGCTTACACTCGAAATATTGCTATATGCTACGATTCTTTTGCCAGAATTTAAAACAATACCAGTTCTTTCCAAAACACCATATCCAGCAATCTCTGCTTCATATTCAATATACTCTGCTGCGAGAGGTGTAGTACCTGCTGCGATAGCAAGTCTTACGACAATGGGGGTTGCATTGATGTTAACAACATTGATATTTGCGTATGCTACTGTGTCTGCAGGCGTAGTATATACCGTAGTGTTAGTAGTAGCATTCAGAGCTTGTTGCCCTAGGACTCCAGAAGCCATGTAACGTTCTCCTTTTTAAGATCTAGACGATTTATTCTTTATTTATTTATACAAAGGGGGGTGGCATAAAGCCACCCCCAGGACAGGGATTAGATACCGCCTGCCCAGAAGATATAACCCTTGAGATTAGTTAGTTCAGTATCGACGTAAGTCTTAACTGCGTTTTCCGTAGGAACCTTTTGGTTACTGGATGATGAAAGAGTGGGGTCAGAAGAGAATTCGTTAATAGATTCACCAATTTGACCACCAATCGAACCCAGTTGTAGTGAAGTCAGACCAGACAGGTCGAAGGACGAAGCGTTCAGAGTTGTGCTACCAGTTGACTGGTTAACTCGGAAATACTTACCAACCGAGAAGTTACCATCTTGGTCAGTGGAAACATAGTAAACACGACCTGGGAAGTTCTCGGTTACCTCATTACCTGGAGCAGGTGATTGAATGGGTAGACCTGGGAAGTTGGTCTGTGTCTTGGTTCCTGTACCAATATTCAAGAAGTCGTGACCAGTTAGTCTTACCTGTGAATACAGATATCTAATCTTAAATTGCTGTCCATTGTAAGAAGGATTGGGCTTCTCTTCAGCAAGAACTAATGTTACCTGACCGTTAGGATCTTCTACAGATGAAGAAACAAGCATAAACTCGTTATCAATTCTGATGAAGTCACCGCTAGAGATATTGTCTTCAGCGAATACACGAATAGAAGTTTGTGAATTGTCGAGGTCACCAATGTTCTCTGTTTGTGATGGATTGTAAGCAGTGATGATAGTTACAACCGCACTTGCATTATGTGGAGCTGCTGATGTTGTTTGTACTCCTCTAGTTACATCGACTGTATTTGGATTGGGGAATCCTGTAATTTGGACCATCTCGTTATCGATGATCAAGAATCCTCCGTTTACCATACCATTAATACTGGTAACTGACAAAGATGTATCAGAAGCATTTGGAGCAGCGGTTAGAGTTGTTTGACCTTGTACGGTATATCTAACAATATCAGATAGACCATCATGAACAACAGCAGTGGTTCCTAGAGAACCTCTGGTAACAGTAAGATCGCCCTTTCCGTCAGGAACTTTATAAGAAGAGTTGGAGATAACATAAGTGAAAATGTCTGGACCCTCGCCACCAGGACCAGTAATGAATTCAATTGAACCGCCAGGCTTGGGTGCTGCGGAGAGGTCTCTAACAATAAGAGTGAATCCTTTCTGACCATCCTGATAAGTTGCTGCTGTGTCGAGAACTGCAGTGCTTCCAGAATCATCTCCAGTAATAGTTTCGTTGGAGATGAAGGTTCCTTTTAGCGGTCTGATTAGGATCTTTGCGACACCGACTTGCTGGGAAAGAACTTCTGCAATAGCACCAGAAGTGAATCCTTCGATTCTCTCACCAACAATGAATACGTCAGAAAGTGTCTCTGGTTGATAGTTCAGTTCTTCACCGTCAATTCTACCGTCCGTGGTAACTTCGTCTGCGTTGAATCCAGAAGATACAATACCATAGTTGCCCCAAGAGGAGTTACCTGCCAGAGATCTAATGTTACCACCATTAGAAGCACAGTAAGAAATGTGCGCGTAGTAAGTGAAGCAAGATACAATCTCGGAGTTTCCGTTGTTTGTCAACCAGAAACCAACACCATTGCTTTCATGAATCTGGGTGAAGGAGTCAAACAGCATCGACTTGTTCGATGGAGTTGCAGTTCCTTCCCACTTCTTGTGAACATGACCATCAACAATAGCACCGACACCAGTCTGCGAGAATGCAGAACACTGTGAGATATAAGGTGACTTGGTTGTTGGAGAGTTAGGCCACAAGCGGAGGAATACACCCTTGATTGTTGCGGTGTTTAGATCTTTTGGATCTGATACTGAAGGAACAAAACCTTCCATTCCGTCCATAACAAGGTCCTTCAGCATGGATTTGTTGGACATGTAGAACAAAGTTGCATGTTCGTTAAGAACATTATCTACAGTAGAAATTGGAGTGTCCGTTGCTCCAGACTCATAAGTATCAGCAGTTGTCCAATCTCCACCAGTGATTGGTAGAATTTGGATAACATCGTTACCACCAACAACTTTACTATGAAGAGCATAAGCAGTCTTGGTTCCAGCACCGTTACTGACTACCAGACCATCAACCTTGTACTCATCAGCAACAGTTCCTGATAGAGTTAGTTCTAAAACTCTACTATTCTGACCTGAATTAGGTTTGATAGTAGATGTTCTCATGTTGTCACCAACAATAGATACATAATCAGGAACAACAATAGGTAGAGTCTCGAAGTAAGTGCCTGCTTTGACGTAGATAGTAGCAGGACCAGTGACTTGAGTTACTGCATAATTTAAAGAAGCAAATGATCTTGAGATATTTTCACCAGTGTTTGTGTCACTACCTTCTTCGGTAACATAGTAAACAGGATCAGTTACATTGTTATTTTCCCACTGGGGAACTCCTGATGGAGAAACAGCAAGAACCTGACCACTCGTTCCAATGGGTAGACGCGCAGCACCTGCACCAGAACGATAGAGAACATCACCAGTTGTTGTTAGAACATTAGCCTGGGCACCTTCTGCCAGGGTGTTCCAATATGTACCAGTTGCATCAGTTTCTGGTTCTTCGCCAATAGAGGTAGAAACAGCAATGTATGAGTTACTATTACGTACAACTGCATCACCTGCATAGTATGTAGTTGCAACGTCCCAAATACCCTGCCAAGTAAATCCACCAACAATGAAGTCCCAATCAGAAGCACTAGATCCTGGGTTTGCACCAACGTTAGTAGTCTTTGCAACGTAAGAATTACCACCAAGCAGTACAACATCGCCAGGAACGTAATTTGTGGCAACGTCCCAAGTTCCTTGTACTTTAAATCCAGTAGTAACAATATCCCAATTAGTTAGTAAATTAGGAGCAGATCCAGAGTGAATAGTAGTCGCTACATAAGTATAACCACCGAAAGATACGATATCTCCTGGTTGATATGTAGTCGCAGAATCGTAAGTATCTTCAAATACTAGACCAGCAACAAACAGTTCATACTTTGCTTGATCATCTACAAAGTTTGGTGAAGCTGTGTGTGCTACGGTTACGCGATATACGCTATTTCCATACTTAACAATGTCGTTAAGTTTGTAAAAAGTTCCGTCAGACCATTCGCCTTTGTTCTCGATACTTTCTGTGTGTAAATCCCAATACTGTGCGTCTTGGGAATACCACATAGTCTCGTTAGAAGACGCAGTGTGGTTTGCCTTGGCAACATAAGTATTTGCGCCAAACTTGACGATATCGTCAATGACGTAATCTGCGGCGGCGGTCCAATCGCCAGTCCAATTAAATTTTAGTCTACCTAATCTGAAATCAGCCATTGTTATTTACTTTCCTTACTTGGGGCCTTGGGTGGTGTAATCATAATCTTCATTGAAACGGAGGACTAGATATCCATCATCATCAATGAAATAAGATAGTTTCCTAGCATCGAATCTGAACTGTTGATATCGATCTTGGGGACTATTATATAAAGATTTTTCTTCAGTAGTTTCCTCTACATAATCGTAGAGACCAGTTGCAATATCCAGGTATGGTGTACCATCTTTTCGTGTGAAATCAGCGATTTCAGTTGGATCGATAGATCTAATTTTGGTATACGTAAGCATACCTTTTTCATCTCTATCTAATGCGTGGATAAAGAAGTCATTACCGAGATCATCTGATCCGTTACCAGTTGTAACTGTATCCGAAGCGCGATAAAAATCGCTTAAGAACATTGTCATACGACTACTCTCCAGTAAACTCCTTCCCAGATCAGTTGAACTTTTGCACCTTTTACATCAAAAACCAAAGGAGAATCAATCACACTTTCTTCATTTTGAAACTGTCTCCCAGTAGGATCTGTTATCGTAACATTATTTATATGCCACGTAAATGCAGAATCAACAAACTCAATGACATCTCCTGGTTTAGGAACCAGGCCATTGTTATAGTAAGGAAGAGTCAGTGTGATTTCATTGTTTGTAGTGTCTACCAGATAACGTAAGTTTGTTCCTAGAAGAGTGTCAGAATTAACTCTTTCCCATCTTGCTCTGAACACATCAAAACCACCATTGGTCGCGCCATCGTGGATGACGGCCATGTTCTTATCAGTATCAATAGTTAATTCACCTTCTGCGCCAACAAAGTGGGCATGTTCAGCAGTAGTACCACGTCTAAATTGTACCTGGGTGGTCATGCAGTAAAAGGTATATGGTTACTGCTAATATTTATACTATTAAATAATCCATCCGTAAGTGCGTTCTGGAGCAACATTGACCTTCTTATCTACGGATTCACCGCGTAGAGTAATTGTTCCAGATCCTTGATACTCTTTGTCTGGTTGTACTTCCTCGGAACTGACGAAAGTAAATACTGTTCCAGATCCAGCAAAGACAGAAGATACATTGACCTTCGCAATACCATTGATATCGAAAAGGGTATAAGTGTCGAATGCGTTGGTGAGGAGTACCGAAGATTCGCCACGAACCTTGATTGTTCCACCCTGACTCGTCTCTGCTGTAACGAATTTCTGTACAGATTCTCCAGATGTCTTGAGACGAACATCTCCCTCGTATACTGTAGGAGTAAACGATTCTTGTGCAGAACCTGTAATCTCCAGATTGTTCTGACCCTGATACTGGTAAGTATTCTTGATCGTTGCCGCACCTTTGAAGATAAGGTTTGGAACCAGATGTTCTGGAAGCTTGAATGTTCTGGATTCTCCAGCAGTGAAGGTTGTGAAGAGACTTCCCGTTCCTTCGTGTGCTTGAGTTGTTTTGAATACAGACTCGCCAGTAATATCGAAGAGAACTGTGCGGGTAGAAGGAACAAATCTGACAGCAGATTCTGCTTCGATAAACGAGAACAGAGATCCAGATCCTTCGTAGTCTCTGGTTCTTGGTGTAGAAGCAATACCAGAAACTGTGACTGTTCCTTCGGTTTCGTGTGCAAAGGTTCTTCTTTCTTCCAGTCCCTCGAAGGAGAATAGAGATCCAGATCCTTCGTATGGAATAGTAAACGACTCTGGAGATGAACCCTCCAGCTTGAAGAGTCCCTTGGATTCTTGAGAAGGAACGTTGACAGGAACAGAGATTGTTCTCGCTTCGCCAGCAGTGAAGCTTGTGAACAAAGCACCAGAACCAATCTTGGTGAATACCTTGATTGGTCTTGTATCCGCAACACCAAGAACGTTGAAGAGACTGAACAGATCTTCTGGGTTGACGGTAAAGGATTCGGCAGAACCAGACAAAGTGCTGATAACACCAGTGCCTTCGTATGCTCTCGCTGTTCTCTCTTCTTTCTGTCCAGATACTGGGATAACACCAGATCCAGTGAAAGATTTGATAATAAATACCTTGACATCTTCTGCGAAAATGGAAGTGTGGATTGTCCTGACTTCCGATACAGCAGATCTGATTGCTGCAGTTCCAAAGAAGCTGAATAGTGCAGTATCTTCTGTTGGATTGTAAGTAAAGGATTCTGCCGCACCAGATAGTGCGCTGATAAATCCTTCTCCTGTGTGTACAATAGATCTGGTGGTATGGGCAATACCACTGATAGAAATCGTACCTTCGACGATCCAGTTGGGAATAAATCTGTAATCTGTATCGACATCGACAGAGATCTCAATTTGTTTGGTCTCTGCCTTAACAATCTTGATGTCGCTGAAACCACCACCAAAGGAGAATAGAAGTTCTTTTTCTTTTGGATTGAATGTAGCAGATTCTGCTGCACCTGATAGAGTAGAGATTCTACCTTCACCAATGTGGAGCAAGGAGAATCTGACTTTAGACTCACCACTAACTTCAACACGTACTTCAGGTTCTTCTGCAAATGCGAGGAGTTCTGGAGCAGAAGATCCACTGAATGTGAATAGAGATCCGAAGAATTGCTCTCTGACAGTAATGCTCTGACCAGCAAATCCAGAAACAAACATGTCTGCCTGGAAGGCAGGTAGTTTTCTGGAGATTGCCTCTCCACCGATACCGCGAGAAGCAATAGCGCCGTCGCCAATATGGTTGGAAACAAAACGCTCTCTTGCTGTACCATCGGTAGCAAGTCTGACAGTGAATACTTCCGCGAATATTCTGATTGGTACAACACCTTCTCCAGTAATACGGAGATGTGTTGTAATGTCTGGTGGATTGAAAGTGACGGCCTTTCCAGCAAATCCAGATAGAGCAAGATCTGCCTGGAAAGCTGGGATTCTTCTGGTAACAGATTCTCCACCAATACCCTTGGCGAAGATTGTACCGAATCCACCATATACATCGACGTTGATGTATTCACCTTCTCCAGATGCAGTGAAGGTTCCGAATCCAGACTCTGCGAATACGAGAGTTGGTGGTTTTGGAATAGAACCAAAGATTCTCGCTGCAGAATCTGCATCGTAATTTCCGAACGAGAATGCTTCTTCGGCCGATCCAGTGATAGAGAATAGAAGTTCTCTTTCTCTTGCATTGATGGTGATGGATTCTGCTGCACCAGATAGCGTCGAGATACGACCACGACCACTCCAGTTTGGTACGTAAGCTTCTGAACCAGCACCAAAGATTCTTGCCTGTACTTCTGGTTGCTCTGTAAATGTGAGTAGAGGAGCAGGAATCTCTCCAGTAATATCGAAGAGAGCACCTTGTGCAGTTTCTCTGACAGTAGACTTGAGGGAAGTAATTCCTCCAGTAAAGTCGAAGAGTGAGAATAGATCGTCTGGAGATGCAGTGAAGGATTCTGCAACACCCGACAGCGTAGAGATTCTTCCAGTTCCCTCGTATCCTCTTGCCCTGACTTCTGTAGATGCGCCACTAATATTGAATAACGTAGCGAATACTTCATCAACAGTTGTAGATTCTGCTGCACCTGAAAGACCGAATAGAGTTCCCGATCCCTCGTGTGCTTTGGTTGCTCGTAATACACTTTGACCAGTGATATCGAAGAGAAGCTGTCTCTCGACTGGATTGCCAGTAAAGGATTCTGCAGCACCAGACAGTGTGGAAATGAATCCAGTTCCTTGGTATCCTCTCGATCTAATCTCGGAAGAAGCACCAGTAATGAAGATGGTTGCATCCTGAACTGTGTTTCCAGTAAACGAAACACCTGCATTGCCATCGAGTTCGATTTCGACATCTCTCTGTTCTGCAAATGTCGTGAGAACATCGGCAGAACCAGATGCCTCGAACAGAACATTGAAGCTCTCGGCAACACCAATCTTCTCTGATGTAGCAGCACCAAAGACGGTAAGTCCACCTGTGCCACTGTGTACGTTGGGGAATGAAAGTTCGACTTCGCCACGAAACTTGAATAGACGATCTCCACCATCTTCCGCACCAGTGAAGTGGGAAAGATTGATAATAATCCTTGCAGTACCACTAAATCTCTCGAAGAGACCAAATGGATACGTAGTATCATGGTCAAGAATATACTGCCAATCTTGTCTGTCGTCTGGAGTAGAGAACCATCCCTGCTCTCCAGTATATACAAGATCTAATGTACCAAAATCTGTTTCGGTGTATACAGCAACTGGTTCTGCATTCGTCGATGGTATAGCAGCAACAGATCCCAGATCAACTGGAACGAAGAAGTCAATTGATGTGCTGTTATAAGAGTAGACTCTCGCTTGATCTGCACCGACGAAGCTGAATAGACTTCCAGTCGTTTGATGTGCGAGGGCAACTTTCTCTGCAACAAGGCCACCATCGATATCGAGAAGAACGCGACCGTTGTATCTCGGAATGAATCTGGATTGTGCAACACCACGGAATGAGAACAGTGCTTCTCTTTCTGTTGGATTTCCAGTGAACGCTTCTGCAGCACCAGACAGTGTGGAGATTCTTCCAGTTCCTTGCCAACCTCTTCCGATCTTGAAATTCTCCAGTGTTCCTTTGAACTCGAATAGAGTTTGGAACTGTTCACTGGATACAAATGCTTCTTCTGCACTGCCTTTGATGCTGATAACACCTTGACCGTCCCATACAGGAGGAACGAAGATGAATACATCGCCACCAACAGTGAGTGTACCAGAACCAGAGAAAGCACGAACTTTTGATGTCTCGCCTGCGCCCTTGAGTGGTAGGAGTCCGAATGGATAGTTAGTGTAATTATCAAGGATACCCTGGTAATCAATGCGAATGTCTGGAGTAGACATCCATCCAGTTTCACCAGTGTAGCGAAGATCTAGGTCACCATAATCCTCGAAGATTGCTGCTGCATTAGCAACAGATCCGTAATCAGGATGAGTAATAAAGTCAATCGAAGAGGTGTTGTAAGAGTAAACTCTTCTCTCTTCTGCTCCGATAAAGTCGAACAGAACACCTGTACCAAGATGGGAGAGGGTGACTTTCTCTGTAACGAGACCACCGTCGATGTCCAGATGCACTCTTCCATTGTATCTTGGAATAAATCTGGTGAGACCAGCGCCCTGAACCTTGACATCAAGACCTTCGATAGCAGGAATTGCAGATCTGCTCTGACTCGCAACACCTCTAAAGTTGAGTAGCTTGTCTTTTTCTTCTGGACTTGCAGAGAATGTTTGCGCTGCACCAGATAGAGTAGAGATGAATCCAGAACCAAACTCTTGTAGAGAGAAGGTTGTCTTGGATGCACCTTCGATGAAGAATACACCTTCTCCGTAATGATTTTGTGGACCCTTGGTTCGAGCATCGCCAATGACAAATACGTCGCCAGTACCAGTAATATGTGTAAGTTTCGCACCAATTGTTTCGCTGCGAAGCTTGAATAATCCGAACGGAGACTTGGTGTAATTAACGAGAATCTCGCCACGATCAAAGATCTCGTATACATCATCACCAGGATCTCTGAATAGAGAACCAAAGTCTTCGTTAGGTTGTGTTGTGGTCGCAGTAACCTGACCATAATCTTCATATGTGAAGAAGACGGTTCCAGGATATGAATAAGTGAGACTTCTGGTCTCGTTACCAAATCCAAATAGAGTTCCAGAACCATCATACGCAAACGTGCGTAGTGGTTGGGTGCTACCAATATTGAATAGAGTACCACTACCAATGTGGCGTAGTGATGACAGGACTAGAGCTTCACTACCAATCTCAAATAAGGTCTTGCGAGTATCTCCATCTCCACCGACAACAACTTCGCTGCCATATGATAGTGATATAAATCCGTAGTGATCAAATTCATATGTACCAGACCATGTTAACTGGTAAATTCTAATGGTCTGATTAGGTCTTCTTGCCTCTACTGGGACAGTAACTGTCTTATCGCCAGGAGTTGTGTAAGTAGTTTCTGCGTGGTCTAGTAATTTTCTAGATGCATCATTAAGGGAGAGACCTGTATCTAGGTATCTCATCCATAGGTCTTCGCCATTATCTGGAGTCTCTCCACCATTAGACCCATTACCCATAACGAGTCTAAAGGTGATCTCCTCAACATCAGTGAGGTCTAGAGTATATTCAACTTTTCTGTTTGTGCTGCTAGATGATCCAGGGTCGGTGACTGTGCCAAATCTGACGTGTGGACCTACAGCAAATCCATTAGTAGGAGTTGTGCCAGATCCACTGCTGGAATAGTATATGGATCCATCATATACCGCATTGTAACCGCTGGACAGATCCGCAGCAGTTAACGTGGTAAGTGAACCTTCTATGCTCGTATAATCAAAATCTTCTGGGAATACCTTGGTGACAGCCTCACCAGCAAAGCTACCGCTGAATAGGGATCCAGAACCCTCATATTGAGTGCTGTAAGACGGCGCAGCGTCCCCGTATACGTGTTGGACGCCAGAAGCATCGTAACGATACAAGAACGCTGCGTTCGCCTCTCCTCGGAGGGAGATAGTGCCTTCAACAATCCATGGGGCCTGTAGTCTTGTGAATGCTTCGCCCAACTCAAAGAGTTGACCGCTACCAACGAATACCTTCTTAACAACAAACGTCGTGCTGCTCGCTAGTCTAACGACGCCGAATGGGAATCTTGTCTGTTGATCATAACGCATGTCACCCCAGTCTTCCTGACCAGTAATAGGTTCGGTGACACTTCCATGATCGATTGTTGCCGTGGGCGCTCCAAGCGTTCCCAGGTCAACATAAATGAATTGGAGAATTGAAGATGGTGTATAGCTGTAGGAAATATTCCCGAAGTCAAACCCAACTACGGGAGATATAGACCCAGAACCAGCATATGAAAATACCATCTATATCAGCATACAGCGAAATAAAAGGGGGATCGCAAGCAACCCCCCTGATACCATGATATAGATTTCAATATAATTAGATCAGTCGAGGCTGACGTTGAGGGTGACTTTAATTTGGTCGCCGTCGTTTTGGATGCTGTATGGTCCGTTGGTGAATCTTTCTGCGAAGAAGATCGAAGAATAGAGAGTTAAATCACCAGCGCCATCGAGTGCAGGTTCTGTAGTAAAAGTGTTTGCGTCTTCTACAGAATGGATTGTGTATGTTCCTGCGGTTGTAACAGCGTTACCACTACCCTGATCGATGTAGATTACATCACCAACAACTAGACCGTGAGCAGTTGCAGTGACTTCGGAGAAGTCAAAGTCAATGTCATCGTTGTTATTTGTGGGCTGAATGTTATCGATTAGAGCGTTGTTGAGGTAAACGATAACGGTTCCATCTGCATCAGCAGTCTCTCTGTCGATACCGATGATTTCGGTAGCAGCATCTAGACCATTAGGACCAGTGTTAGCAGCGTTGGAAGAAACAACCATTCCTTTAGCAAGATCAGCAGCAACTTCTGCGAGGAAGTTAACGTCGTTGCTGACGCCAGCAGAAAGTGCGGTATCGATGTATACGGTAGTGCCAGCAATACCAACCACACGAGTTCCAGCAGCAACACCAACACCAGTTACGCGCTGACCGATTGCAACACCAGCAGTTGAGGTAACTGCAAGTTCGAAAGTACCAGAGGTGTCAGTAGCAGCAGTCGTATTGGTGATAGCAGGGAGTTCGATGAACTTGTTGCCCAACTGACCACGAATACCAGACTTGGTGATGGTGGTGGCAGAAGCACAAGAAGCAGCATCAGCAACACCATGAATGGTGCTAGGCATGTTGTTTGCGCGTGCTAGGTAGTAACCGTAGATGTCTCCAGCAGCAGCACCGAAAGTGAAAGTTTGCTCTGGGTAGGAAGCAGTGGTTCTACCTTCACCGAAGGAGAGTGGCTGTGCTGCGAAAGTACCAGTGTTCTTAACACTTAAGTTGAGAGTCGTGCCATCAATGTCAACAACATATGCGCCAGTGCCTACATCGCCACCAGTTACATAGTCGCCTTTCTTGATACCTGCGTTAGAAGCAACGGTGATTAGATACTCGCCAGCCGTGCCGTCGCCATTAACAGTAGTAACAGGAGAGGATTCTGTAGCAATCGTCCAACGGTTGCCGTTCAGAAGAATACCTCTTTGTTGTGAATAGTCCTGATCAGTTCTGTTGTTGACAACAGAAGGATAATCAGTGGTTACTGCTTGACCGTAACCGATGACATTACCATCGATGTAAGGCTCATAATATCTGGTCTGTGAAGGCGTATCGCTTTCTGCAGGATACGTATCAGTGGTGTATAGTTTAAGGATTAAGTTTCTGGGGATCGACTGATTAGCATTCAGAAGATTACGCAGAGACTCAATTTCACCATTATTGGTTACTAGCAATGCCATGGAGACTCTCCTCTACTTTTTTCGTGCGAGTTTATTTTTATTTATAATGAGTATGATTTATAATTTGAGTTTCAATGAAACTACAAACCTTGAGATGTTAATTGAGTAGATGACCTCAAACTGGAAGATATCCCCAGCGTTCACAGTGGTGTTCCATGTTGAAAGATTGTCGTCTTTATTCTTTCTCTGAACGCTATTATTTAGCACACCAAGAGTAGGTCTTTCCGTACCACAAATAGATGTGAAATTGGGGAAGTCTTCAAAGCTACACTTTTGAATGTCAACTTCTAGATTACCTTCAGTGTCAGAAATGACAGTCCAGGACTCGATCTCTCCTGTGACATCAATGGTCATGTTACCCTTCACGCCATTTGACATTGGGAATGACCCACTATCAATTACATAGTTGAGGGTTCTGGTCAGGTCAGCAGTCGTAGCATATGCAATACCAAAGAACGCTGCTCCACCTGTGGGTGGAGTGTTGAATACGATCTGATCGTTGGATACTACGTAATCAACTTTAGGTTCTAGAATGACATTATTAATAGAAATGGCAATCTGTTCCTCATTGAGAGGAGTGTATGACTCGCCATCTACTGTAATATTAAATGTATCCTGAACACCATCAAACTGTGATGCAATACTGTCAATCAATAGATTGGAGTATTGTGTTGACTTTGACGGAATCTGGTAGTTTACATCGAGTTGGTACTGCTGTGGTAATTGCTTACCTACTCTATATGAACTATCACCAACTCTAACGTTATACTGGGACATCAAGCAACTCCTGGGCTTACTTCAGCGTTACCCATAATTACTCTGGTCTTATATCCATTTGGATCGGAAAGAACAATGTCATAGACATAACGTCGTCTATCTAGTGCCAAAGTCTCTACGTCAGTCAGCGTTAAAGCAATCTCACCTGTGGTTCTATTTACAAACGTCAAGGTGAATGGAACGGAAGTGGTCGCTGAATAACTCTTCTTCATTGCAGCGGCCCAGTGTACCCCGACATGTTGAGTGGAGTACCATCTTTATTGGTGATAAAGAACGTAACGCTGAAGTCTGCTCCTTTATCAATCAGTAGGTTGACTGGAATCGCTGCCATCTTGCTTCTCTAGTAGATCTAATGTTTCTAACCCACCCTCAAGTTTCAACTTGTATTCTCTCAATTTAGCAAGTTCTTCCTCGCCTCTTTTGATTTTGAACTCGTAGTCTTTCAGTTGGGATAGGAATTCCTCTCGCATTTTTGATGTATCCATAGTCAATATATCAATATCAAGTGTATTTATGATTAGTGTGCAATAACCTGAACTGCGACGGATCCAGTGTCAACGAATGCACCATCACCTTCTCTGTACACAGTGAAATCTACATGAGTATTAGATCTACCAGTGGTTACAAATACTTTTTGAGCACCAATATAATCCATATGATTGGTGAAGACATAGTAGTCAGTGGCATTAGTAAATGGATTTGTGAAGGTCATGCGATAGTTGCCACTAGACTGTTGCGAAACTGTTACTCCTGCTGTTCCAGTCCATGTAGGAGTTGCACCTAATGTAATCTCACCAGCTTTGCTAGTTGCAGGTGGTGTATATGTTGTCGTAGTGCCGCTGATGGGGTGTGCTGATGTTGGAGGTGTGAAATCTGCTACGCCGTAATTACCATTACTTGTGTATCTAGCATCTGTTGTGATACGAAGATCATCAATGTAAATATCATTAATTGCTTGACCACTTTCTTGTGGCATACCAATAGCTAGAGGGTGAGTGGTATTTGTAATGTCGTTACCAGATACAAAGTCCTGGACAGTGAAAAGACCATCTACTCCATTTTTATAAAAGTGAAGAGTTCCGTCAGATTCTTTTACCAGAGCAATATGAACCCATTGTTGGTCATACCCACTAGTTGACCATCCCGATCCAATAGAATCCAGTTGATACTGTGTTTCGGAACTAGTTGCTGTATCATGGATATCTATGTACCAGAAATGATTACCATTGGATGCCTGTTTAACATATATCTGCCAACTGCCATCAGTAAATCCTGCATTAGCTTTCGAGAAAATAACATGTTTCTCGCCAACAGCTGTTGTATAAACTTCGGGTGCAGAATCAAAATAAACCCAACATTCAATAGTAAATTCACCAGTGAAATCATATTCTGCTCTGTGTGGATAGACAACACCATTACCAACAGATTTGAGAACATTCGTACCAAATTTGGCGG